GATGCCATTTGGCATGATGCATTCAAGGCCATCTCATCGGATGACATTGAGTACTATTTGTCCATACTTCGCATCTACGGATCGGAGGCATTTACAAGCAAACCAGAGGTGCATGTGAACACCATTCACGGGGTGAAGGGAGGGGAGGCGGAGAATGTGGTGTTGCATTTAGATCAGGCAAGAAAAACCAACCTCGAATACCTGGCAAATCCAGATGCAGAGAGGCGGGTGATGTATGTGGGAGTTACCCGTGCACGGAGGTGCTTGCACATTGTCCAGCCCCAGACCAATAGGTTTTTCCAATTGCCAATCTAGAGACGATAAAAACAATTGTTGAAAATAATCAAAAAAGTTATTGATGTATACCTTTTTTGCCATACAATGGACAGCAATGACAAAGTAAATGTCAGAAACCAGAAAGGATAGAAAGATGTCACACGCAGTAAGCAACACTTTGGAATTAGTAGATCGCCTGGGCCTCATTGAGGACCAAATTGAGCAATTACGCGAACAGCAAGAAGATTTGAAAAACCAGATCAAGTTGTTGGGTGCAGGTACATATGTGGGTGACCTGTTCACTACTACTGTTAAGCACACAGCGGAGCGCAAATCTGTTGCATGGGCAAAGGTTGCCAAAGAGCTCAACGCTCCAGAAGAACTTGTCACCAAGTACACCACAGTGACTAAAGACATTATGTCTGCAGAAACTACCCCTCGCGCAAATGTTCAAATTGTTTACTAATCTTTAAGGAAAATCATCATGGCACACGAAATCGACTTCACCACTGGCAAAGCAGCAATGGCCTATGTAGGCGAAACACCTTGGCATGGCCTGGGTCAGAAAATGGAAGCTGGCAAGACAATTGACGAATGGAAGTATGCTGCTGGCATGAACTTCAGCTTGGAGAGCAAAGATGTGCTCTTCGAAACAAATGATGGCAACATCTTGACAGTGCCTGACCGCAAGGTGCTGGTCCGCTCTGACAACCAGAAAGCACTTGGTGTGGTTTCACGCAACTACAAAGTTGTGCAACCAGGTGAGGTGTTGGAGTTTTATCGCGACTTGACTGAGAGCGCTGGTTTTCAAATGGAGACTGCTGGTGTCCTGCGCGATGGTCGCAAATACTGGGCACTTGCCAATATGGGTCAAGAGGCAAAGGTGTTGGACGACACAATCAAGGGCTACTTGTTGTTGGGCACAGCCTGTGACGGTTCAATGTCAACTGTCGCTATGTTCACAAGCATCCGTGTGGTGTGCAACAACACATTGACTTTCGCAGTTGAGGGTACCGGTGCAAACAAAGGCCAACGCATTGTCCGCATCAACCACAGAAGCAACTTCAACGAGACCAAGGTCAAGGCGCAGTTGGGTCTGGCTGCTACCTCATGGGATTCATTCATCAAGTCAGTGGATGTGTGGAGCAAGACAAAAGTTGACAATGACCAGGCGCACAATTTCTTCAGCGCAGTTTCCACCTACACCAATGAGAAAGGTGATGAGGTAGTTAGCCCCAAGACAGTTGACGCACTGTTTGACTTGTATCAAGGTCGCGGCATGGGTTCAGATTTGGAGGCAGCACGCAAGACAGTTTGGGGCCTCATCAATGCTGTGACTGAGCATGTAGATCACCACCGTGGTCGCACTGATGATGTTCGCATCGACCGTGCATGGTTTGGTGACGGTCAGACAACTAAGGAGTTGGCAGTCAACCTTGCCAACCAATTGGTAGCAGCGTAAGGAAAGGGCGGGGGTGATGAGGTATTATCTCTCCCGTCCACCTATCCGTGCTGGCAACGGTGATTCAAGGATAGTGTTGGACAAGGTACAGGCGGCAGGAGCTGCTGGCATTGACCAGAAAGATTTGGTAAGATATGCGCGGGTTGGATTTGGAATGGAGGAGAAAGACATCAACCGGCACCTCTCAGTTTTATTAAGAAAAGGATTCATCCATGTTCGGGAAGAATAAGATTATGAAAAGGGAGATTAAAGACACCTTCTGGGTGCAAGAAATCTTCTACACCATTCAGGGAGAGGGACCATTGGCGGGAATGCCAGCGGTGTTTGTCCGACTGGGTGGTTGCAACCTCCGGTGCCACTTCTGTGATACCGATTTTGAGAGTTCCACTACCTACATGACAGCGCAGGAAATTGCCGAGGCGTGCGCCGCTTACAAGTGCGATCTCGTGGTCATCACAGGTGGTGAGCCCTTCCGTCAAAACCTTCTCGACCTTTGCAATGTGTTGATAGCGGCAAACAATGTGAAGATTCAGATTGAGACAGCGGGCACTTTGTGGCAAGATGGGATGGAGGACTTGGTGGAGGCAAAACTTGTGAGCATTGTCTGTTCTCCAAAAACGGGCACTGTCCATTCTGGCTTTGTTCGTTACTGCTTTGATTGGAAGTACATTGTGCGAAAAGGCGAATGCAGTGAGGCAGATGGGTTGCCCAACATGTCTACACAAGATCACAAAGAGTTGATGCTTTACAGAGCACGCAAAGGCACTGTGTGGTTGCAACCGATGATGGAGTACCATGAAGACAAAACTGTTGATTGGGATAAGACGAAAGAGAACACTGAATACGCGGCTGCCCTTTGCATGACCCATGGGCACCGCCTAACTTTACAACTTCACAAAATGATTGGACTACCATGACTTTCAGATCCACAAAGACCTACGGGCATGAGATTGGCCTCAGCGCTTGTTTCCGTCAATGGCGGGCGAAAAGCCATTGCAACAAACTGCATGGCTACGCCTTGTCCATTAAGTTTGAGTTTGAGGCAACAGAGCTAGATGAGAACCATTGGGTGGTTGACTTTGGTAGCTTGAAAAAGTTGCGTGCCAAGCTTGAGCACTACTTTGACCACCGGACACTGGTTGCCAAAGATGACCCCAATATGGATTGGTATGTGGAGGCTCAGAAAAGGGGCATTGCAGATATCATCGTCATGGATGAGATTGGGTGTGAGAAGTTTGCAGAGTTTGCCTACGGCTTGGCCTATGAGTGGTTGAGAGAGGCGGGGTATGAGCCACGTTGCCGAGTGGTGAGTGCAGAGGTGAGAGAACACGGTGCGAATTCAGCAATTTACTTAGGAAAAGGAAACTGAAGATATGTTGAAACAAAAAGCGATGGTCATCTTGTCTGGCGGACAAGATTCGACAACCTGCTTATTCCTTGCAAAGCAAAACTACAAGGAAGTGCATGCTGTCACCTTTGACTACAACCAACGCCACAGTTTGGAGATAGAGGCAGCACGCAAGGTTGCCCGAATCGCTGGCTGTGCATCCCATGAGGTAGTGGAACTCGGTCCCATCCTCAAAGGGCGTTCACCACTGACCGATTCTTCTCAACTTTTGGAGCAATATGATGACTACGAAACTATGGACAAAATTATTGGCAACCGGGTGGAACTCACCTTCGTACCGATGCGAAATACACTCTTCTTTACCGTTGCTGCCAATCGTGCCATTGTTGCTGATTGCTTCACCCTTGTTACTGGCATATGCCAAGCTGACAACGCGAACTACCCCGATTGCACTGACGATTTTAGACTTTCGTACGAGCAAATGGCTAACGAGTCGCTGGGCATTGCTCACCTGCACCTTATCGCCCCGTTGATTGACAGCACAAAAGCGGACAGCATCAGGATGATGAGAGAGGCAGGAGGCTACGCCGCTCTTGCTTACACCCACACATCTTATGACGGCAAGTACCCACCAACGGACATGAACCATGCCAATGTGTTGCGGGCAAAGGGGTTTGAGGAGGCGGAGTTGCCAGACCCCTTGGTCATCCGCGCATGGATGGATGGGTTGATGCAGTTGCCAGGCACCGACAACTATTTGCAGAACGAAGACTTTTACAGTCAGTTGATCTACGAAATTAAGGAGATGCGGCATGCCTGATAAGTTAACTGTTGTTGCTGACCTGTTAAAAGTGGTCATTGGGGAAGACCCGAACAGGGGCGGTTTGATTGAGACACCTATCCGTGTTGCTAAAGCGTGGCAGCATTGGGCGGGCGGGTACAAGGAGGACCCAGCGGAGATACTCAAGACGTTTGAGGATGGGGCGGAGGACTATAACCAGATTATTTTGGTGAAGGATATTCCCATCTACAGTCATTGTGAGCACCACCTAGCGCCTTTCTTTGGTGTGGCTCATGTTGCTTACATCCCAGATGGAAAGATTGTAGGTCTCTCCAAACTATCGCGTGTAGTGGATGTGTTTGCTAGACGCCTACAGGTGCAAGAGCGCCTTACCAGTCAGGTGGCAAATGCCATTCAAGATGCACTCCAACCCAAAGCGGTTGGGGTCATTATTGAGTGCCGCCACATGTGCATGGAATCTCGTGGCATCCAACGACAAGGTGCCTCCACTGTAACCTCAGCAATGAAAGGGCTCTTCGAATGGGACAGATCCGCCAAAGAAGAACTGTTAGACCTGGTTCGTCGATGAACCGCATCCGTTGGTTCCTATCCCATGGACCCCACGGCTGGCTAACCAATCAAGACATAGCAGCAAGACTGCAATTGTCATCAGATCTTGTGTCCAAGTCACTTTGGGCACTGGGTGAGAAAGGGTATGTCAAAAAATACAAAGCAGGCAAGCACTGTTTGTGGATTTGGCATAAAGAGGGGCTTGAGGCAGTGCCTGGGCCTATTGATATTCCACTTTTTAAGGACTTTGAACCTATGGCAACACATAGCGCAATCCAGCTTTCAAAAGCTGACCACCTGCAGTCGCTGGGCAAGGAAACGGGGTACAAGTATGAAGGTGCAGATGCATCTTTGCTTGAACGCTTTCCCAACCCAATGAAGTTGACAGTTTCCCACCCAGGCGCACATGCCGAAACACGAATCAAAATTGTGTCGCCTGAATTCACATCGCTCTGCCCCTTGACTGGGCAACCCGATTTTGCAACCATTGTGGTGGAGTATCAGCCACGCGAATGGTGTGTGGAGTCAAAGGCATGGAAATTGTATTTGGGCTCGTTTCGTCAGACAGGTGAGTTTCACGAAGCCTGCGTGACACATATTGCTCAGGCCTTGGTTGACTTGTTGCAACCAAATTATTTGAAGGTAGAGGGGCAGTTCACACCCAGAGGTGGCATTCCCTTCTGGCCCACCTTTGAATACTGGCACGAAGGCGAGTAAGAGAGATGTCCAAGGTCAAACTTTTCTTCTCCGGCACCACCGGTGGCTCAGATGAGATGAAGCAGCGCCTTGCAAGGGCGTTCACCCATCGCCTCTGCTCCTGCCACGATGCTTATGTGAAGGAGGCGAAGATCTGGGCAGACCTGTGCAAGATAGATGGCGCTGCTATTCAAGAAATGATGTTGGATAGTGGCGCCTTCACCGCTTGGTCAAAGGGTAAACGGGTTGACTTGAAGCATTTGATTTCTGTCTACAAGAACATCATGTCCCTCATTCCCAAGCATGTGCAGGTGTGGCTCATCAACTTAGATGTGATTCCAGGATCGCCTGGGGTGACAGCGGGGCCTGAGGAAATAGCGCAAGCGATCAAAACGTCAGATGAGAACTTCAAAATATTGAAGGAGGAGTTTGGGGACATTGTGTTGCCGGTGTTTCACCAGAATGAGTCAGAGGAACGGATGTTTGAGGTTGCAGAAATGGCTGACTACATCTGTGTCTCACCTAGGAACGATTTGCCTGAATGGACTCGTGTCAATTGGTCAAACTACGTGCACCGGAAGTTGCCTGGGAAGAAATGCCACGGCTTGGCTGCTACTGGTGGCACCATGTTGAAACAAGTGCCTTGGTATTCAGTAGATTCTGCTACTTGGCTTTACACTGCTGTGATGGGTCGCGTCAACTTCAACGACAACGGCCGACTGACTGCTATTGCAACCTCTGACCAGAGCCCAGACAGGCACAATGCAGGAATGCACATCTGCAACATGCCCCCAGGCACAGCACAAGCAATCATTGACAGGGCAGCAAGTTACGGTCTGACACTCGAACAGATTGTGACCGATCAAAACGCACGACGATTGATGTCGGGGCTTGAGTTTGTGTCTTGGCACAACTCCTTACCAGAGCCTAATCACATGTTCCAAGATTCACTTTTCGAGTTATAAGATGCTAGAAACAATCAAATTGGTAGCGGGAACGGTGGCAGACAAGACCTTGGTGCCTGCCTTCAGCCACATCCACATCTACGATGGTCACATCCAGGGCAATGATGGGCGGTGCACTGCTATTGATGCTTTTTGTGAGAAGTTGAAAGGCGTCAATGCAACTGTGCCTGCATCCCGCTTTCTGCGTGCTGTCAACGCCTGCGATGGGGAACCAGTCATTACAGAGAAGAACAACAAACTGACCATCAAACGAGCTGGCTTTAAAGCTGTCTTGCCCCTCATGGCAAATGCTGACTACCCAAAGGTTGGCGGGCCACCAGAGGGAGTTGAGCCAACGCCCGTAGCACCTGGGTTCATCAAAGCACTCAAACGGATTGCACCATTTATTTCAGAGGATGCGAGTAGGCCCTGGTCCTGCTCCATTCTTGTGGACAAGACGCATATGTATGCAACCAACAATGTGGTTGTGGTGTCTGTGCCTTTTGTGTCTCCTTACACTTTTTCCTTGCCCACTGCCTCTGTGGATGAGTTGTTGCGCATCAATCAAGATCCCAAGCACATGGTGCAGAAAGATCAGAACACCTATTTCATCTACGATGGCTTCTGGTGCCGGGTGTTGCCCATGAGCCTGCCTTGGCCTGACATTGAAAAGATGCTTGCCAAGTATGACTACAACGCCTTGCCAGCCATTCCCGGACAGTTGCGGGATGCAGTAGACAAGATATCTCACTTTCATCCAGATCCTAAGTTCCCAGTGGTGGTGTTCAATGCAGATGGGGTACACACAATGGATGGGGAACACAAAGCGTCGGTTGAAGGCATGGAGTTGCCAGAGGCTAGGTTTAGGGCAGAGATGATCTGCAAGGTGCTCAATGAGGCAACCAAGATGGATCTGAGCACTTATCCAGCGCCGAGTCCTTTCACAGGCCCGGAGGGGATGCGGGGGATGATTGTGGGGGTCCGTCAATGAGACATGATTCAGTTGGATTGTTCTGGGAAGATATTGAGGTCGTCAAACCAGCCAAAGGCGGCGCGAAGCAACAAACTAACCGCGCACTACCTTCCATACCGGACACGGGCTGGCAACTGCGAGAATTCCCGAATTTAGACAGTGTGGTTCAGCTGGGTGTAGATACAGAAACCTATGACCCCAAATTGATTGACTTGGGTCCTGGGTGGGCAACGGGGCATGGGTATGTGGCAGGCATTTCCATTGCAACTATTGATGCCGCTTGGTACTTCCCAATTGCTCACACGATGGGTGAGAATCAGAACAAGGAACAGGTTATCAATTTCTTGCAAGATGTCTTGTCTGACAGAGCGCGTGAATACATCTTCGCCAACTCCCAGTATGACCTGGGTTGGTTGTCCACTTTAGATGTGCATGTGGCTGGGCCCATTTGTGATGTTCAGTTGGCAGAGCCCCTCATTGATGAGAACGCGCAGAGCTACTCACTCAATGCATTGGCAAAGAAGTACTTGGGCGAAACAAAACTTGAGAGCGCTTTGTACGACTGGTCAAGCAGGGCGTATGGTGGCAATGCAGACCGGAAACAAGCAGCCAACATCTACCGCTGCCCACCTGTACTTGTGGGCCCATATGCAGAAGCTGATGCCTCATTGCCTATCCGCATTTGGAATGCACAAAAAGAAATCTTGCAACGTGATGACTTGGTTGAACTGTTCAACCTAGAAACTGCTTTAATCCCATTGCTGTTGCAGATGAGGCGGCATGGGGTAAGGGTTGACCTTGACAAGTTGCAGGCGATTGATGACGGGCTCAGTGCACGAATTGAAACCATTGAGAAGTCGCTAGGTGGGTTGAACATCTACGCTGCTCAAGATGTGGAACGGCTTGCCAAGAGCCGCCATTTGTCTTATCCCAAAACTGCCAAAGGCGCCCCCTCATTCAGGTCTGACTGGTTGGAGAAGAACATACCAGAAATTGCTGAATGCCGCAAACTCACCAAAGCGCGTGACACCTTCCTCCGCTCTTACATCACCAATTCACACATAAATGGACGCATACATGGACAATTTCATCCACTTCGCTCTGATGAGTCTGGGACTGTTTCTGGTCGCTTCTCTAGTAGCACTCCTAACCTACAAAATATTCCAGCGCGCGACCCCGAACTGGGTCCGCTTATACGCTCTCTGTTTGTTCCTGATCTTCATCATCCTCGATGGGGATCCTTCGACTACAGTCAGATCGAATACCGGATGCTCGTACACTACGGAGCAGGGGAAACAGCAGACCTTGCCCGCAGTCAGTACAGAACGAATCCAGACACAGATTTCCATGCGTTTGTGAGTGAGTTGACAGGGGTGCCACGAAAGGAAGCCAAGTCAATCAACTTTGGCTTGGTGTATGGGATGGGCGAAAAGGCGCTGGCTGCTAACTTGGGGCGAGAGCTTGCTGATGTAAAACCACTCTTCAATCAATACCACAGCACTTTTCCCTTTGTCAAAGACATCTACAACCTCGCAAGCCAACGGGCGTCACAAAGGGGATTCATCAGGACGTTTGCAGGTAGGTATTCAAGGTTTGACATGTGGGAACCAACGAGTGCGAAGGATGAGTTTGAGGCGCTGCCGTATGAGGCCGCCAAAGAGAAATGGGGCAACAAGATCAGGCGTTCATTTACCCACAAAGCACTTAACCGCCTCCTTCAAGGTTCTGCCGCTGACCTCATCAAAATGGCAATGGTCAAACTGCAGGCATCGGATGTGTTGAATGACATTCCCATGCTGTTGACAGTGCATGATGAGTTGTGCTTCTCCATTCCTGAGGGCAAGGAGCAAGAGGTGGAAGAAATAGAACGCATTATGACTCAATCCATTGAAGGGCTGAGGGTGCCGTTGTTGGTGGATGCAGAGTTTGGTCCTTCATGGGGTGAGGTGAACTGACAATGGCTGGAATCAAATGCATCACATGCGGTGGGTTGACAAGGGTTGCTTTTTCCGCGCCCAAAGACAATTTGCAATGGAGGCGCAGGTATTGTTTGAGTGACGATTGCCTTGACCGCTTCTCTACCTATGAAGTGGAGGCAACATTCCTGCGCAAACTCATCAAGCGCGCATCCATAAGGTATGTGGATGAGGGACAGTTTGTGTTGCGAATGGAAGACCCAGAATTGATGCTGCCCAAGGATGCAGAAAAGGCACATAAAAGGCACGCAAAGTTTGCTGCTGCAGAGGAAAAAAGAAAAACACAGAAAGAAAATAGAAAGACGCATGTAAGAATGAGCGCAAGAGAGGCAAAAAAACTTTTACAAGAAAAAACAAAAACACTTGTTGACAAATGAAAAATACCATACAATTAAATCTCACATCAACAGAAAGGATAGAAAGAAATGAAAAAGTCAATGCAATTCACACGCGGTGGTCAACGCAATGGCACAGGCCTTGTGGGGTATGTGGAGACAACGTATGAGGACCTCATTGAGGCTTTTGGTTTGCCGTATGAGCGCAATGGGGACAAGACGACATGCGAATGGGTTCTCACATTTGGCGATGGTCAGGTGGCAACGATCTATGACTGGAAGATGCCAAGAACACCCCTGGGCAAGTACATGTGGCACATTGGTGGTAAGGATGCATCAGTGGTTGACCGTATTGAAACCCATGTGCTGATGGTGACAATATGAACACTTGGCCTTTCCCCCCATTTCCCAACCCGAAGGACAAAGGCAACCGCCCTGTCCCCTTTAACCCAGACAATTATGAGGAGGCGCCAGTTTGGATACCTTAGACACCTTGTTGACCATTGTTGGCCTATTGGGCTGTGTGTTTTTGCTTTGGGATGTCTACAAATGAATCCTGATTCACCTGCAACCATTAAAGCCATTAGGCGTGCGCTTAGGAAGACAGAGGATGGGATGACCATTAGGGAGTTGGAGGGGGTGACGGGGAGGGCGTATGCAAGCATCTCCAACATCATTCGCCAGATGCCTGATGTCTACATTGATAGGTGGCAACAGCCATTGAAAAGGGGTGGTGGGTATGCCGCTGTTTACGTTCTGGTAAAGGTGCCAGAGAATTGTCCAAAACCACAGAAAGAGGAGTAAAAAGATATGAGCAGAATTACAGCAGGACCAGGCGATGAGGCAACATGGGGACCATGCACCGGGCATCCCAATGACCCGCGGACAGAAGACAGTAATGTGTTTTTAGTCAACGGCGTTGAGTATGACTTGGACGATTTGAGTGCGAATGAAATTGCAGAGCTGCTTGAGGCGGGGGAGAAGGTGGTAGAGGCGGCAGGCATTGATTGGTATGGTCTGATTGATTTAGCGGGTGACTACATCAAGAGCACACTCAAATGAGGAAGCGGCAGATAATGGCGGTGTTGGCCGCCAAAGAATTGTTGCGCGATGGGTACATTGAAAAGGCCTATGAGGTGTTGGATGACATTGGGCAGTCAACAGAGCTTGAAGTCAAGACACAGCAGGAGTTTTACGATGAGTTGCGGAACGCAGTGATTGAGGAGGTAGCCAGAGAGATAGAAAAGTTCAAGGCGTTTGGCAACGACACCATCAGCAGTTTTGCAATCTATATCAGAGAAATGAAAAAATGAGCTTCAGATCAACAACCGTCAAATACATCAAAGAGGTGTTGAGGGCTAGGACGATTCACGAAGTCATTGCCGCCGAACTGCGTGAAGCACACCTACGCAAGCTGGAAGCTGAGACTGCGGCTGAGTATGCGAATGCGGCAATACAGTACAACGAACAACGCATTGCACGGCTGATGGCAAGACTGACTGAGCACACAGAGGAGGGAGACTACACATGACACAAGAAGCATTGAAGCTGGCACTTGATGCGTTGGAAAACGCTGTTAGATATCACGGCATCATGTTTATGTCCGATCCGCCACAAGATGCGTGGAAATATCACAAGGTTGAAGACAAAGCAGACAAAGCCATCACCGCCATTAAAGAAGCCTTGGCACAGACTGAGCAAGAGCCTCTAAAGATATTTCAATACAACTGCACTTGCGGCAGAACAATGAAGTTTGAATCAGTGCATGGTGTCGTTGCACCACAGCGCACAGAGCAGAACTTTTGCTCACGATGCGGGAAGCGAGTGGGTGGCATAGACAGCATTCATACTTGCACACCACCAATGGAGATGAACACATGAAATACGAAGACATCAAATACTTCTCTCAACGCTGTGAAGAACACCCTGACCATCAAAGCGGAATGATTAGCAACTCAATGATTCAACAGAGGTTGCATGAAGAAATTGACGAACTGCGTGAGTACATTGAACAGCTTCAAGGAGAAGAACACATGAACACTTGTCCAAACTGCGGAAAGGTAGCAGGTCTTCACTCAAGCATATTGCAAGGGTGTATGTGTCAATACTCAATGCAAGCGCCAGCACAGCGCACAGAGCAAGAGCCACCCAAGTATTCGTTCAAGGCGTATTGGGAAAAAGACGGACGCATCGGCGTGGTTGCCTGCATTGAAAGACCGGATGGTGGGGTGCATTTGATGAGTGAAATCTTAGACCTGCCGCCTTCTACAGAACCGCAATATACGCCTGAGCATCAAGCCAGAATTGCCGCTTTCAAAGAAGCAATGCGCACTACAAAGGAGAAGAATACATGAGTTACATAGTGGCAGCATTGCCGCCCATCAAATGCTTTGTGAAGCGGGAATTCCTTTACAACTTTCAAAAGGGGCATGGTGAATTGGAGCCAGCCATTTGGGTGAGCCTTAAGGCGTTGAGGGGGCAGGTGTTTCGCATTGAATCGTTGCTGCCAGCGTATGGTGCGCTGTACGACAAGTTGCCTATCCATGCCTATGTTTGGCACACAGAGGATTCGCAGGGTCCTTACTTGCCCATTGACACCTTACAACTGTGGGACTGTATGGGATACAGGTTCACCATCATTGAGAAGATTGGTTTGCGCAATCTGGGTGTGAAGTTCTTGGGCAAAGACAAGCAATGGCACTTTGGGCAGTACATGTTTACAGTTGATTTCTGCGCTGATGGCATGGATTTGGACACAGGGTTTACAGAGCAGGCAGAGGAGCATAAGTCGTTCAACTGGATTAAGCTGGACAATGGACAGTTTGCCTGCCAACCCAACAACCGTTGCCTTTGGTATGACCAATCATTGATAGCAGCGGAAACCAAGTTTCCAGATTTTCAGGCAGCACAGGTTTTTTGGTCGGTAGATGGGACACGGAAATGGGCGGCAGGCGATGATTGGTTCTACGATATACAGGAGAAAAGCATATGAGTGAAATGACAAAAGTAATGGACGATTTGGATGCGCAGATAGATAAAGTGTTGCAGGAACAGACGATGATGCGGACGCAGATTGTGGTGTTGCAACAGGCGTTGGAGGCGGCGTATTCAAAGGGGTATGCCGATGGGTTGCAGGTTGGGTTAGAGATTAAAGGAGTACAGTAGAGATGAGAACAGTTATATTGCTTTGCGCCTTTGTGAGCGCATGTTCGTCCACACCACCTGCCCCTGCGCCTGTGGTGTACCGGGAGCCACCACCCAAGCCATCACATTTCCAAGAAATGGTGGTGCAGAGAGAGGTGCATCCGATGGACAGGTCAGCGTCGATAGAGGCAGTGCAGGAGTGCAGGAACAGCAACATGCGCCCCCGCATGATCTACAGCCACACCATGCTCAATGGTCAACGAGTGCCAGTGGTCATAGATGTGATTTGTTCAGCAGTTGAGATTAGAAAAAATGATTGAGACAATCAAAACATTCTTTGGCAAGGTGAGAGGGCAGCATGGGGCAAGGCGCACAGTAATAGAGGAGGGGCAGTTGTGGCGCTGTACTCAATGCAAAATGATCTTTCTCAACAAAAGAGCGGCAGATGAGCATCCATGTATGGAGGGGAAGGTATGACACTTATAGAAGCAGTGGCATCAGTTGGCATCTTTGTACTCATGGTGTCAGGGGTTGCCTTTTGGGTGTGCTTGGTGGCTATTTTGTTGGCAATGAATAAGGAAAAGCCAGATGTCAGAAAAGTTATTGTGGAACCGTTTGAGGGATATCGTCCGCAAACAAGATTTGCCGGGAAGATGGGAGAGGGTGGAGAACGGGGTGATTGATGGTATGCCAGATGCCAACTTTTGTGTGAAAGGGATGGAGGGATGGATAGAGCTTAAACATGGTAAGGTGCCCGCCAAAAAGGAAACTATAGTGTTCAAAAGTCAGCGTGGATTGACACAGGAACAGGTCAATTGGCACTTCAATCAGACCAAAAATGGCGGCAAAAGTTGGGTTTTAGTGCAGTTGGATACCCGTTTTTTTGCAATTCCTGGCAGTTTGGCAGGCGAAATCAATCAATATTCCATGGTTGAGATGGTGAATTGGGAGGTGGAATTGAGGGCATTTATGTTAAGTCTTTGTGAGGGGTTTGAGGCCGTTTCATATAAATCAAGCATTTAGTGATGGGTGGGGAAAGTTTTTTAGTGGTTTATACACGTGAAGAAAGAGAACACCAATTATTTTTTTTTCAGAAAAAAGTTGAAAATGCTAATATGCTAATAATATGCACGGAAACAAAGATTATTTGCTAATAGCAGTACTAATAAATGCTAATAAGTACTAATATGTTACTGATTGCTAACAATGGCTTAGCTGCAACGCTTTTTCTTGTGGTGATATAAAAAATTTTATGGTTTGGTTCACGTACGTGTATAAGGTGGTAGCAATTTGTTTGAAGTTGTAGTTATAATGGCACGAAATTAACTTCACACCTTTTGTCGTATGGATAAAATGCCACCTGACTTGAAGCCAGCTGCTTCACTACTATCTGCTGCTACTCCTGGCATCCCAGCTGCGCGCACATCCAAGCGCAAGACACAGCAAGACACTTGGGAATCCATCATTGACAAGTTTGGTGATCCATTGACTGAGCTTGCCGAAATCGCTTTTGACAAAAACCTTCCTGTTGCTGTTAGGAAAGATGCGCTGAAAGAGGTTGTCCAGTATGGGCACTCCAAGCGCAGGTCGATAGAGGTCACAGGTGCTGATGGAAACCCAATTGAGGTTCGCCTAAAGCTGATAGATGAGATCTCCCAAGCAATGAGCAAACTGAGCGGCAAGTGACAGTAGCCATTGACCCAAACAACTTAGACAGCTCACTTGCTGAGTTGTCGGTGTTTGATCTGACGCTGTTGGCATGGCGCATGAGATGGCTAGCAACAGCAAGGGACAATCAACGAACACCTGCTGGTGATTGGGATGTCTGGTTGATCTTGGCAGGCCGAGGGTTTGGGAAGACAAGGACAGGGGCGGAGGACACCGCTTGGTATGCTACCCAACACCCAGGTTCCCGTTGTTCCATCATTGCACCAACCTCTGGTGACATTCGAGACACCTGCATTGAGGGTGAATCAGGCATGCTGTCTGTGCTACCTGAAACCATCATCAGGTCCTACAACCGAACGATATCAGAAATCATTTTAGAGAATGGATCAGTCATCAAAGGTTTTTCAGCACAGGAACCAGATCGACTTCGTGGCCCACAGCATCACCGTGTGTGGTGCGATGAGTTGGCAGCATGGCAATATGCAGATGAGACATGGGACATGATGAAGTTTGGATTGCGCCTGGGCGAACACCCACAGGTAGTAGTCACAACCACTCCAAGGCCTATTGAGTTGGTAAGGAAACTTATTAAGGATGGAGAGAAGAAGAAAGGCTCTGTCTATGTGACTCGCGGGTCAACCTATGAGAACAAAGACAACTTAGCCAAGTCATTCATTGACCAGCTGTCGCAGTATGAGGGCACACAGTTGGGAAGACAAGAGATCTATGCTGAGGTCATAGACCCAGAAGAGTCAGGCATAGTGAAGAGAAGCCAGTTCAAGTTATGGCCTGCAGACAAGCCATTGCCAGGCTTCGAGTACATAGTCATGTCGTTGGACACAGCGTTCACTGAAAAGACAACGGACAAAAAGACACATGACTCAGACCCAACAGCATGCTCTGTCTGGGGATTGTTCCGGCATGACAAGCGACCGAACTTCCTGTTACTTGACTGCTGGCAAGATCACCTTGGGTTGCCAGACCTCATTGAACGGGTAAAGAAAGAGTATAAAGTCAAATACGGAGATGAGGATTTAAGGCCCATGATTCAACCATTGGTTGGTCCTAAGCAATCACTCCTAGGTGGCAAGTCAGTTGACCTGCTGGTGATTGAGGACAAAGGGTCAGGGATTTCTTTGAGACAGATGCTTGCGCGTGAAGATATCTTGGCATACCCTTATAATCCAGGCAGGGCAGACAAACTTCAGCGACTGCATGCCGTATCTCACCTTTTTGCTCATGGACATGTCTGGGTAGTGGAATCGGAAAAGCGTCCTGGCATGCCACGCTCCTGGGCAGATCCTTTAATCACTCAGGTTTGCAGTTTCCATGGTGAAGGTTCAATCAAGCATGATGACTTTGTTGATGCTACTACTCAAGCCCTCCGCCTACTTGCTGACCGCAACCAAATGGCTGTCACCTTGCCCGTCAAAGAAGCTAGACCTCGCAAGCCAGTGATCGCCCGCCATAACCCATACGCCGCATAAAGGACACAGCAAATGGCTGACACAGACGACACAATGGAAGACCAACTGGGCGAGATGATGCCCATTGAGAACGATGATGAAGATGTGAAGGACACAGAAGATGGTGGTGCAATGGTTAAGATTAGCCAAGCACCATTGCTTGGTGAGTCAGAGTTTTATGCCAACATAGCAGAGGACATGCCAGAGGGCGAACTTGCCATCATAGGTGCTGACTTGTGTGAGTTGGTTGAGAAGGATAAAGAGGCGCGGAAGCGTCGGGATGAGCAGTATGAGGAAGGCATTAGGCGAACAGGTTTAGGTGATGACGCCCCAGGTGGCGCCTCATTCACCGGTGCATCCAAAGTAGTGCATCCCATGCTGACAGAGGCATGCGTTGACTTTTCTGCTCGGGTGATGAAAGAGATCTTTCCACCCACAGGTCCAGCTCGCCAAGACATCATTGGCAGTGTGACTAAAGACAAGTACAAGAAGGCAGAACGCATCACCAAGTTCCTCAACTGGCAAATGACCAAACAGATGCCAGAGTTTAGAGCAGAGCTTGAGCAGATGTCCACCCAAATGCCGTTGTCTGGTGTGCAGTACATCAAACTCACATGGGACCAAAAACGCAAACGCCCATTGCCCATGTTCGTCTCATCAGACGACATTTTGCTGCCATTTGCTGCTACCAACTTCTACACAGCAGAACGCAAGACGCATGTGCAGTACATCACCAAGTTGGAGTATGGTCAACGGGTGAAGTCAGGCATGTACCGAGACATCGAGCTGACTCCTGAGCCCCATACCCCAGAAGTATCTAAGGCAGAGACAGCAAATGACAAAATAGAAGGACGCCAGTCAGATGGGTATAACACCGATGGCTTGCGAACCATTTTCGAGATTGCTGTTTACTACGATGTGGAAGATGACACAGATGGTCCAGCCCCATACATCATTTCAGTAGACAAGAGCACACAAAAGGTGCTAGCCATCTACCGCAATTGGGAAGAGGAAGATAAGTTGATGGATGAGCTGATGCACATCATCGAATTCCCATTTGTTCCATGGCGCGGAGCTTACCCCATTGGCCTGACTCACATGATTGGTGGTTTGTCAGCAGCATCCACTGGCGCTTTGCGCTCTTTGCTTGACTCAGCCCATATCAACAACTTCCCAGGCCTACTCAAACTCAAAGGTGGCTCTGGTGGGCAGACAGACCGGATTGACCCAACTGAGGTGCATGAGATAGAGGGCTCGTTTGGGCAGGATGACATTCGCAAAGTAATGATGCCCATGCCATTCAACCCACCCTCTGCTGTACTATTTCAGTTGATGGGCTTTTTGATTGACGCAGGCAAAGGCGTAGTCAGAACGACATTTGAGGACTTAGCGGACAGCAACGCCAACACACCTGTTGGCACTACACTTGCGCGCATGGAACAGGGCATGACTGTGTTCTCTGCCATCCACATGCGAGTGCATGACGCGATGGGTCGCTTGTTAAATGTCCTCTACCGCATCAACCGCTTCTACATGGATGAGCAAGAAATCTATGATGACGCGGGTGAGCTGCTGGCGTATCGCAAGGACTTTGAAGGCCCAATGAATGTGGTGCCCGTATCTGATCCCAACATTTACAGTGACACTCAGCGCTTTGCTCAGGTGCAAACGATAGTTCAGCGTTCAGATACTCACCCAGGCTTGTACAACGCGCGTGAAGTTGAAAAGATGTTGCTGAAGCAACTCAAAGTGCCTGACGGTGAATCTTTGCTCCTGCCACAGCCTGAAGTAAAAGAAATGAATGCAGTCAATGAAAATGTGGCAGCTAGTATGAGTAGACCTGTTGCAGCATTCCCAGAACAAGATCACCTTGCCCACATCCAAGTGCACCTTGACTTCTTGACCAGCCCTGTGCTCGGGGCAAGCAGAGTAGCAGCACCCACAGCCATTCCCATCCTACTTGAGCATTTGCGGGAGCACATGGTGCTGTGGTATGTCAGTAGAATGGTGGATGTGGCATCAGAAGCTGCTGGTCAACCCATTGAGAAGCTGCTGGTCAAGGCAAGCACAGAGGAGAAGAAAGCTTTCGACCAAGTCATGGCAGCGGCAAGTCAATCAGTGGTGAAGGAAGTCAACGAATCATTGCAAGCATTGCCGCCCATCATCGAACAGGCAGTGCAGGTTTTGCAATCCATGGCACCTCCCAACATGGGCGATCCCAAAGCGGACATTGCCAAACAGGAAGTGGAACGCAAACAGGCAGCAGATCAGGCCAACATGGCAATCAAGCAGGCAGAAATGGCAGACAAGCAAGAAGAGCGCCAAGCGTTGCTTGCCATGGAACAGCAGCGTCAACAAGCAGAATTGGCACGCGAACAAATGCGCCAACAGGCAGAAGATGCACGCAACGATGTAGACAACCAAACCCGCATCTTCACAAACTCAGAAGACAACCAAACTGCCAAGCAATTGGCGGCACTTGAAGTTCAGAGTGGCGAGAAAATTGGCTACTCAACCGGCACAGGCATCAACCCCAATCCTTAAGGAGCTATCATGGAAGCAGTCAACTTACACAAACAAATGGCAATGGGTAAAAGCTACCCAACAAGTATGTCAGGATCAGGCAAAGACCCAGCACCTACACCTGCCAAGCCTACAGGCACAGCAAAACAATTTCCTAAAATGTCGAAGAGTCAAGCAGCAATGCCAGCCAAGCGCGCAACAAGCGGCGGTTGATACATGTTTGCTAGGCTCATCGGTCTGCTGAAAGAAGAGCAGAACAGTGTTGCTCATCGTGCCCTGAAAGTTCCACCGGGGCCGGACAAGAGCGTAGAGTTTGAGTACGGGAAGTCAATAGGTTACTACCAAGGCCTTGAAGCTGCCCTCTCAAAAGTGGAGCAAGTCTTGAAAGATCAAGACGAGCGTGATTTTTAACCCAGCAATCGGAGAAGCGAATGCTACTTGAAGTACCTTTGTCAATGTCGTATGACTCTCTAGAAGATGCCTTCCCCACTGTGGATCCTGGCATCATCCCATTTGGTTCACGGGTCATGGTGCAAGTTCGCCGTGCCAAGTCGCAAACAAGTGGTGGGATCTACATCCCAGAAGAAGCCCGCAAGACCGAAGCCAGCAACACGCAAGTGTCCAAAGTTGCGCTTGTAGGTCCATTGGCTTTTAAGAACCGCAACACCATGGACATGTGGCCTGAAGGCGCTTGGTGCAACCCAGGCGATTTTGTGCGTACACCCAAGTATGGCGGTGACAGGTGGACAGTGAAGAATGGCGATGAAGAAATTGAGTTTGTGATTTTCAACGACCTCGACATCATCGGCAAAGTCACTGGTGACCCCACCAAAATCCGTGCGTTTATCTAAAAGCTGAAAGGAGCTTGAAATGAATAAGAAAGCACAAGACGATGTGTTAGAAGAGATTGATGATGATGACCTGGATGAGCAGGAGCAGCAGGCATCGAAGACAAAGGAACAAGAGTTAATTCCGGTTGATGAAAAGCCAGAAGTAGATGATGATGAGGAAGATCGTCGCTTAGCACCTGACAATGAGGATCGGGAAGACCTGCGTAGGCGCAGGCGTGAAGAAAAAGCTGACCGTGCCCAAAGGCGCAAACTCGCCATTGAGCGGGACAAAGCGGAACTTCAATACCTAAAACAGCAGAATGAAGAACTCATGCGCCGAATGCAAAGCATTGAGCACAAGAGCGCAACTTCTGAGTATCTTTCATTGGATCAGCAGTTGAAACAGGTGCAGGAGGAGGCGAAGGCAGTTGAGCACATCATTGCAAGAGCGGTAGAAGCTGGTAATGGTGATGACGTTGCCAAGGCAATGCGCATTCGAGATGAGACAAAGGACAAGCTTCGTCAACTTGAACATGCCAAAAGCAACTTCAAAAATCCAACCACTCAGCCAACTCAAAACACCCAGCCACAGGCCTTAGCCACTCAGTTGGCACAGGACTGGATGAAAATGAACCCTTGGTATAAGCCAAACTCTGGTGATGAAAAGTCAGACAAAGTTTTGAAAATTGACCAAGGCATGGCGAACGAAGGATATAATCCCAACACATTGGAGTACTGGCGAGAGCTGGATAAACGAGTGGAAGCATTAAATGATGACAACATGCAACGGTCAGGCAGAAGAGGTCCACCCCTTGGCTCTAGCCGTGAACATGCCCCACGCAGTACTCGCAACGAAGTATACGTGTCTCCAGAACGGAAGCAAGCAATGATTGATGCTGGCGTCTGGGACGATCCTACCGCAAGGCAACGCTACCTCAAGCAGTATGCCAAGTGGGATAAAGAAAATTCAACTCGCTGAAACTAAGGAGTGAGCACCATGACCGATGAACGACTGAAGAAAACTTCCGATCCCGCACGCGAATCCAGGGCAGCGTTAGACCGCGCAGCCAAAGAGGCAAGGGAATTGTCGGACGACGATAGAGTCGAAATGTTTAGGCAGCAGTTCTTCCAGAGCGCATTGCCTGATTTACCAAAAATCCCCGGTTACCACAGTTGCTGGCTGACCACTACAAACCCACGTGATTCCATTCAAGGTCGTATGCGTCTCGGCTACGAACCAATCAAGCCTGAAGATGTTCCGGGCTGGGAATACGCCACGATCAAGACTGGCGAATACTCGGGTATGGTAGGTGTCAACGAAATGCTAGCCTTTAAACTCCCGTTGCGTCTCTATGAGACCTACATGACTGAAGCACATTACAGCGCACCCCTGCGCGAAGATGAGAAACTTCAAGCCATGGTGGACCAGATGAAGGATGGCATTATGGCTGCTGGTGGAAGCATTATCGAGGGTGATGGTATGCAGGACTTGCGTAAAGCACCGGGTAAGCCAGTTTTTACTGACTAACTCAAAACCTCGAACGACATTCTCTTAAAGGAAACAAACATGTCGAATACTGTAAATGCACCTTTCGGGCTTCGTCCCGCTTACCACCCCAGTGGTTCTGTGCGTCCACAGGCTTTCACATTGACTGATAACTATAGCGCCACATTGCTACAGAATCAGCCTGTGAAACTTGCAGCCGATGGAACACTGGCTCCCGCAGCAATTGGTGACCCCTTCATTGGAACATTCCAAGGTGTTGAGTTCACCGACTCTGACGGTCGTCGTCGCGTATCGAACAAGTGGATTGCTAGCACAACTGGCACTCAAATTGTTGCTTATGCAACTACTGACCCAATGATTGTTTATGAGATTCAGTCAAACGCTGCTATCGACGTAACCAACATAAGCAACCAATTCAACACAGGTACAATTACCGCTGGTTCAACAACCACTGGTTTGAGTGCAGTTGTTTTGGATGTTAGCACTGTCACTACGTCAGCTAGCGCGCAAATGCGTCTGATCGGCATTACACCCGGCCCAGATAACGCATTCGGTGATACTTATGTGATCTGTCAAGTCGAGATCTCCGAGCATCAATATGTTGCTGATAAAGTCGCGTTCTAAGGAGTAACAGACATGAAACAAAAACTTTTGTCCGTGTTTAACACGGTTAGTACTAGCACCAAAAACTTCCTTTGGAGTTTAGGCCAAAAACTGAGCGACATGCTCTTTGGACACATGGTCCGAAGTGGCATGATCCTGTGCGCTGTTCCAATGCGTTCCACGGATTTCCGCTCAATTGTTGAACCAATTCTGAATGAAGAGTTTGATGGCATTTACGACCAACGCGCCGATGAGTGGAAGCAAGTCTTCTCAGAGCGTCGCGGTATTCCCCGTAATTACCATGAAGAACCCGTCCTGTACGGCTTTGGTGCAGCTCCTGAGTTGCCCGATGGCATGCCTGTCACCTATCAAGCAGGTGGTGTGCTGTTCAATGCTCGCTATGTCTACAAAGTCTACGGCTTGGCTTTTGCCTTGACCAAAGTCTTGGTTGAAGATGGCGATCACATTTCCATCGGTCAAACCTACGCCAAACACTTGGCACAATCGTTGATTGAAACCAAAGAAACTCTTTGCGCCAACATTTTGAACCGTTCCTTCACCGGCGGTGCTTATGTTGGTGGTGACGGTGTTGCATTGGTTGCTAACAACCACCCCATTGCAGCTGGTACCTTCAGCAATTTGCTGACAAGCGCTGCTGCTTTATCACAAACCTCACTTGAACAGATGCTCATTCAAATCCGCAACGCAGTTGACAACAACGGCAAGCGTATTCGTTTGAACCCTGAGAAGCTGGTTGTGAGCCCCTCCAACGTCTTCCAAGCTGAAGTGTTGTTGAAATCGGTGTTGCGTACAGGTAACGCAAACAACGACATCAACCCAATTAAGTCAATGGGCATGTTGAATGGCGGTCAAGCAAACCTGTCTCGTCTGACTTCAACCACCGCATGGTGGGTGCAGACAGACGCAAAGGTTGGCCTGCAATTGATGATGCGCCGTGCTTTGGAAAAATCTATGGAAGGCGATTTCGAAACCGACTCCATGCGTTACAAAGCAACAGAGCGTTACATTCCAGGTTGGACAGATCCTCGTACCGTTTACGGTACCTCCGGTCTGTAATTAAATTGCTAGGGGCTTCGGCCCCTAGCTCCCAACAAGGAGAAACGCAATGTCTACACCAAGTTTGACTCACACTTACTTCGGTTCCACTTTGGTGGCCGGAGATGCGTTGACAGAAGCCGCCAATGGTGGTTATGCTACGCTAATGCAGACAATTTCGTTGACAAGTACAGCTGACGGTTTGGCAGTTAGTGGGTCAATTTCGATTCCCGCTGGCTCTCAAATCGTTAACTTTTTTGTTGACACATTGACTGCACCAGTGGCAGGTGCTGGTACAGCAACTACTGCGCCAATCACAATTGGTACAGCAGCAGCTGGCACACAGTATCTGTCTAGCACCAACTGCTTTACTGCAGGTCGTACAGCTTTGGCTTTCACAGCAGCACAAGTGACAGCAATGTCAAATGTCAGCACCAACACCTCAGTATTTGCAACTGTTGATCCCAACGGAACAATTGTGACTACACAAGGTGTGTGGCTAGTGACTGTTGTTTACGCAATGAAGTAATGGGAAGGGGCTAACCATGCCCCTTTTCTTTTAGGAGCTATAGATGGCAAACACACTGACAACTCAGACAATCCTTGATGGCGAGCGTCTTGCCATTATCAAGGTCACAGGTTTCGTTGATACAACAGAAACAGCCGTAGTCAAAGTTGATGTATCTACACTAAACCCACAAGGCGCGTTAGCCTGCACCGGTTGTAAACTCAATCGAGTTTGGGCACAAACTCATGGTTGTGAAGTACAAATGCTTTGGGCTGCTACTACACCTTTGATGATTATTACTTTGCCCCAAAACACTAACTACTTCATGGACTACAGTATGTTTGGTGGGATACCCAATAACTCAGGCACAGGTAAAACAGGAGATATTTCGTTTACCACCATGGATGTTGGTGCCGGTGACACCTATTCAGTTGTGATGGAAGTCATTAAGACTTACAGCTGACCATGGCATACGTAACGATACCCAGTTTACCTTCAGGCACAGCCTTAACAGGGCTTGAGCAATTTGAGGCAGTGCAGTCAGCAACCTCTGTCAAATTGACAGCGACGCAGATCAAGACTTTTACAAGCACACAACCCAACTTCACCGTTGATGATGGCGTCACCAATGGCGTCACCAATGTGGTGACCATTACCCATTCAACAACTGGCACGCCTGCAATTGGTATTGGTACCGGGCTTGCATTTGCAACTGAATCGTTGTCGGGTGTACAGACAAGCTCTGTCATTCAATCTGTGTCTACCGACCTTACTGCGCCCAATGAGGCGTTCGATGTAGTGGTCCGGACGCTTGGGGGCACACTTACTGAGGTAGCCCGCATAACTTCAACCAAGCGGTTGGGTGTGGGCACAGCAAGTCCTGCAACAGCGGTGCAAGCAGTCACAGATGACGCAAACAACAACACAGTAACTGAGGTTATCAGGGCAACGCACACCACATCAGGTGTCCCAGGTGCTGGCATTGGCACAGCAATTGGGTTTCAAACAGAGACAGCAGCTGGCAACAATGAATTGGGTGCTACACTTTCTGCAGTCACAACCAGTGTGAGTTCAGGTGCGGAAGACTTCCAACTAGCAGTCAACTTGATGAGCAGTGGGGCAGCGGTAGCTGAGGTTGCAAGGTTTACACAAGACAAGAAGTTGGGCATTGGCACAAGCACACCCGGTGCTGCTATTGAAGCAGTGGTTGATGATGCTTCAACCAACGCCATTAGTTCTGCAGGCCGCTTTTCGCACACAACCAGTGGAACACCTGCTGTAGGCATTGGCACAGCAATTGATTTTCAAACAGAAACAACCAGTGGCACCAATAAATTAGGCGGTGCCATTTACACTACTGCAACCGCTGTTACCCTTGGCTCTGAAAACTTTGACATGGGCCTTGCTGTTATGCAACAAGGCGTGGCGAGTACAGAGGTCATGCGCTTGAAAAGTGGCACAGCGACAGAAACCGCGCGTGTGGGTATCAATACAACCACACCTGCAGTCACCCTGCAACCTGTGCTGAATGACACAGCAACAAACACAGTCAGTTCAATGCTTCGCCTGACGCACACCACCAGTGGTGTGCCGGCAATTGGAATTGGCAATTCTATTGAACTAGAAACTGAGACATCCAATGGTGTCAATGAAATAGGCGTTGTGTTGTCTAGTGTGGCAACAGCTGTAACGCTTGCATCTGAGGCATTTGACTTTGTCATTGCCACTATGAGTGCTGGTGCAGCAGCAACTGAAAAGTTGCGTGTTGGTGACTTTATCACCTCAGCCGTTCCATTGGGTGTGGGCACTACTGCAGACACAATTGGTTGGCTACACATTGCTGCTGGTACAGCAACAAGGGCGCCGTTTGACTGGGACCCAGGTACCCTACTGACCACTACCTTTCAAGGGGCGCAAGAGTTTGATGGCACCTCCATGTACTTCTCACCTCAGGCGTTGCAACGCGGTTTGATTCCAAGCATGCAGACATATCAGCTTGGTGCCGACTACACCGCTAACGGTGCAATTACTACAACGCAAACGCTATTCAACAAAGCGGTAAGTGTGGCAGCGTCAACACGTTACGCCTATGAGCTTAACTTTACTGTCACCAACACAGCAGCGACAGCAAAAACCTTTCAGTACGCACTCGCTGGTACAGCAACATTGGCAGCGCACGACTACGAGTCAATTGCCATGTTTGCGGCTTCTGCAGTAACTCCGACAGCATCCACATTGATGCAAAACAGGATTACCTCTGGTTTTGCCACTTTGGTGTCAATCTCTGCTGCCTCAGGAGCAGCAGCGGGTGCTTTTGTGTTGCGAATTCGTGGAACATTCGATATTTTGGCAGGCGGACAGGGCACCGTCAACTTCCAATTTGGTTTGACAGCAGTAGGCACAGTGGTAACCGTCATCGCAGGATCAAACGCGCAAGTGTGGCCTTTGAGCCCTATTTCAGCAATCACAACAGACACAAGCATCGGCTCTTGGGCCTAATTAGGAGAACATCATGGGAAAGACAGCATACGGTGAATACACTTTTAATAAACCAACAGAGCGGGCAAGCATGCCAGGTTACGCGCATGGTGGCAAAGTTGATGCGCCTACACCAATGAAAAAAGGTGGCAAGGCAAAGGCAAAAGCCAAGGCAGCACCCAAAGGTGTGATGAAAAAAGAAGTTGCCATGCTTCGAAAAGTTGAGATGCCTGAAACCATGGCAGCGCCTATGTCGCCTCTTGCCGCAGCAGCCCCCATGGCACCTCCCGGCATGATGAAAAAAGGCGGCAAAGTGCATGAAGATGTGAAAATGGACAAGGCAGCGATGAAAAAAGCCGTTCATAAGCATGAATCACACATGCACCCAGGCAAGCCTATGACTAAATTGAAAAAAGGTGGAGTGCCCGCATTTAATCGCTCACCCAAGGTGTGCTAAAACCGGAATTATCCTTATAATTGGTCAACGAGGTCGCTGGTCCAGCGAACTGCGGCTTAACGGAGAACAAAAGTGGCAGTTTCAGGAACCGTATCGCAGACAGTTTTTAACACACGAAAGGTGATTGACCACGCCTTTCGTCGTTGCCGTGTGCCGCCACAAGGTGTGGGTGCTGAGTTGTTGGAGGTGGCGCAGGAAAACCTCTACCTCATCATGTCCGATCTTGCCAACCGCGGCCTGCAACTGTGGTGCATTGAGCGGCTCATTCTGCCCATGTACGAGAACATGGCTCAAGTCCCTGTCCCTGTGGGTACAGTAGACTTATTGAACACCAATCTTCGCACCATCCAGTACCTCTCTGGTACCACAGCAAGCACGTCGACCACCTCATCTTTGCAGTTGTCCACTGCAAATACCGTTACAACCGTTGGAATTCTGTGGTCTGCCGCCTCACAACCCTTTGTCATTGAGTATTCTGCCGATGGTTCCTCATGGACAACCATAGAAACAGTTGCAAACCCAAGTTTAGTGGCAGGCGAATGGACATGGACTGACATTGACGGGTCAGTAACTGCACTTTATTGGCGTGTTCGGGTGACAAGTGGCACATTGAGTGCAACAACGGTCAATTTTGGCAATACACCTAACGAAATTGTAATGGCACGCCTTAATCGAGACAGCTACAACAATTTGCCCGACAAGACTTTCCAAGGTAGGCCCCTTCAATTTTGGCTAGACCGTCAACTCAACCAGCCTTTTATGTACATTTGGCCTGTTCCAAATGCCGCTTTCACCCTTTCTCAAATTACAACCTACACCAAGCGGTACATTATGGATGTGGGAACGCTGACTGAAGAAATTGAAGTGCCACAACGCTGGTTCAACGCCCTTGTTTATCTCCTCGCAGCTGCCTTGGCTGAGATTACCCCTACCGTGGATCCTTCCCTCATCCAAATCCTCGATCAAAAGGCGTTGCGCGCCTTGAATCAGGCAGAGATGGAGGAGCGGGACAATTCACCCATTTACTTTACACCCAATATTGGGGTCTACACAAGATGAGCATCTTTTTTGACCCATCTGGACGCAGTACCTATGGCATTGGCCTGTGCGGGCGTTGCAGTATCAAAATGTCGTTGGAAGACCTGTACCCAGATCCCAATAGTCCTGGGTTGATGGTTTGCAGGTATGACCTTGATGACCTTGACCCCTACCGTTTGCCAGCACGACAAACAGAAAACATTACCCTTAAATTTACTCGGCCTGATGTGCCGCTGGAGCCCTAAATGGCAACAACCATAGTCACCAAGAACTCATCCGTTGCACTTTCCGCTCCCTCCGCTGGGCAACTGGTGCAGGGGGAATTGGCTGTCAACGTCACAGACAAAAAGATATACACACTTGACGGTGGTGGCAATGTCATATTACTGGCTGCTGGTGGTAGCCCTTATGTCACACCGCAAGTCATTCAAGTGACAGACAACACCTATCCCGCCCTGCGTATTACGCAACTAGGCACCGCTGCTGCTTTGTTGGTTGAGGACAGCACGAATCCTGACTCATCACCGTTTGTGATTGATGCAAGTGGTGTTGTAGTTTCTGGCTCAACAACGGCTGTTAACTATGGCGGTTTTACACCAAACATTCAAGTAAACGCCCCAGGAGCCGCACAAATAGGGCTTTCAAGATTTTCTGCAAATGCTACTTCAAATGCAATCGCCATATTAAAAAGCAGAGGTGCAACGGTTGGTGATTTTACTGTTTTAGCTTCTGGTGACGCACTTGGAAGATTAGAGTTTTATGGCGCAGATGGCACAACTGGAATAATTGGGGCGCAAATAGCCGCCGCTGTAGACGGCACACCCGGCACAAACGATATGCCCGGTCGATTGATATTCAGCACCACTGCTGACGGTGCGAGTTCGCCTACTGAACGTATGAGGATTGACTCTGCTGGTGACGTAGGTATTGGCACAACCACCCCCGTAACCAAACTTGAAATTGCTGGGACTAATAACACTGCTTGGTCAGTGACGGCATCTATTACTGGCACAACGATGACTGTGTCTGCTGTCACCACAAGTGGCGTTGCTGTTGGTGATTTAGTTCATGGCTCAGGTGTTCAGCCATACACTAGGGTCACTGCTCTTGGCACTGGTACTGGTGGTATTGGCACATACACCGTAAGCGTTTCACAAACACTTGCTTCAGGAACGGTAGTAGGCTCGCCAACATACGGTGACACGCTTATCCGAATAACCGAAACAGACACTGCTGTAACAACTGGTCAACCAACAGGTGGTTTGCAATTCTATACGTCTGATAATTCCACTCCAACCGCTGGTGTAGGTGCATACGTTGCTGGCGTTGCTGAAAGCAGCGCACCCGACACATCACTTGTATTTGGTACACGGGACGGCTCTGGTGGTGGCATAGACGCTAATGAGCGTATGCGTATCGACTCCGCTGGCAACGTGGGTATTGGTACGAGCAGTCCTAGTCGTCTTTTGGATATTGCCACCTCCAATGCTGGCGGAAGCACTTTGGTGTCTTTGGTTTCTGCAACAGACGGAAACTGTCAGTTATTGTTTGGTGATACAGCATCAGACACTCAAGGTAAAGTTCTTTACAACAACAGCGGCGATCACATGGCATTTGATACCGCTAACACAGAACGTATGCGTATCGACTCCAGCGGTAATGTGGGTATAGGTACTACTTCACCAACCTCTGGTTTGCAGACCGCTGGCTCTTCTTCTAAGTCTGCATTCAAGACTCCAAACATTGCTGAGGTGAACACCATCTCTGCGACTGCGGCAACAGGCACGATTGCCTATGATGTTACAACCCAGTCAGTCTTGTACTACACCACCAATGCATCTGGCAACTTCACGGTCAACTTTAGAGGCTCAGTTGGCACATCGTTGAACACCATCATGGCAACAGGCGAATCCTTGTCTGTGACTTTCTTGGTGACCAATGGTGCTACGGCTTATTACAACTCTGCTGTGCAAGTAGATGGCTCGTCTGTCACTCCCAAGTGGCAAGGCGGCACTGCACCGACATCAGGCAATGCAAGCTCAATTGATAGTTACACCTATGTAATCATCAAAACAGGAAGCGCCGCTTTTACCGTGTTGGCATCACAAACCAAGTTCGCATAAGGACACGCAGATGCCACGTTTATCAAAAGTTGGAGCTGCTGCACTAGCCGCCTTTGGGTGGACTGGCTTGTCGTCTGTCACGGCAACATACCTTGTGGTTGCTGGTGGGGGTGGTGGTGGTAGTGACCATGCTGGCGGTGGCGGTGCTGGTGGGTATCGAGCAGGTACAGAATCTTTGAACCCCACTTTATCCTACACAGTTACTGTGGGCGCTGGTGGTACTGGCGGTAGCGCTTCTGCTGGCGGCAATGGAAATAACTCCGTATTCAACACAATTACATCTACTGGCGGTGGTGGTGGTGGTAGTGGAACTGGAACAATAACTGGTAGTTCAGGCGGTAGCGGTGGCGGTGGCGGTAGTACGAATGGAAGCGGTGGAGCAGGTGGAGCAGGAAACACCCCATCCACATCCCCATCTCAGGGAAACAACGGCGGAACTGGCCCAACTGGAGGTTCGCTTAATCGTGCTGGTGGCGGTGGCGGCGGCGCTTCTGCCGTTGGTGTTAATGGTAATGTTTCTACAACTTATGGAACAGCAGGTGCGGGTGGGGCTGGAACTGCAAACAGCATTAGCGGCTCTTCCGTAACTTACGCTGGTGGCGGTGGCGGTGGAAATAGAACAGTAGCGACCCCCGGCGCTGGTGGTGCTGGTGGCGCTGGTGGCGGCGGTGCAGGTGGTGGGCCATCTCCCGGAACAGGCACAGAAGTTGGTGCGGCTGGTACTGCAAATTTAGGCGGTGGTGGTGGTGGTGGCGCTAACGCTGGAGGTGGAGGCAGAGGCGGCTCAGGCATCGTCATCATTTCCTATGCTGGCGCACAAAAATTTGGTGGCGGTGTCGTCACTTCATCTGGCGGCAACACCATTCACACATTTACAACTTCTGGCACTCTTGTTCCAGTTACACCTATAAGCGCATCCTATTTGGTTGTTGCTGGTGGTGGTGGTGGTGGTTACGACATTGGTGCAGGTGCAGGTGCTGGAGGTTTGTTATCTGGCTCTGGATTGACACTTGATGCCAACTCAATTTACACAGTTACTGTCGGAAGCGGTGGAGCTAGGGCAACAAGTGCCGTTGTTGGTTCAAATGGTACAAATTCTGTTTTTAGTGCAATCTCGACTGCGGCAGTCGGAGGCGGCGGCGGTGCGTCTAACGGCGGTACATACAACGGCTCATCTGGTGGCTCTGGAGGTGGTGGCGCTATTACGGGTACTGGAGGCGCTGGAACTTCAGGACAAGGTAATGCTGGTGGTAATGCTGGAGGAGGCATAGGCGGTGGTGGTGGTGGAGGCGCTGGAGCTGTTGGTGCAACTGGAACAGCTTTACAAGCTGGCGCTGGTGGTGCTGGTTCAACATCATCTATTAGCGGTTCTTCTGTTACATACGCAGGTGGTGGTGGCGCTGGTGGATATGGTGCTGTCAGTCTTGTCGCAGGTGCTGGAGGCTCTGGAGGTGGTGGTGCGGGTGGCGGAACTGGCGCTGCTGGAACTGCTGGAACTGTCAATACTGGTGGCGGTGGCGGCGCTGGTGGACAAGGTGTTGGCGGTGGCGGTAACGGCGGCTCAGGTATTGTCATCATTAGCTACGCTGGTGCTACCCAACTCATGGCTGGTGGCACTGTAACCATCTCTGGTGGTAATGTCATCCACACATTCACATCAAGTGGATACTTGACTCCATTGAAGTTGGTTAACAACTCTTTGCGTTTCCGTTCAAGTGCATCTGCATATTTGAATCGGACTCCTGCGAGTGCATCCAACCGCAAGACTTGGACTTGGAGTGGGTGGGTTAAGCGTGGAAGTTTGGGCGGCAATCAACGGTTATTTTATGCTGGAGTCGTTAGTACAGGAGCAGGTCTTGCAACACAAATCTATTTTGCAGGTGACAACTTAGCATACAACGATGTTAATTTAACTGTTGCAAACTTGGCTTATATTGCAACAACGCAAGTATTTCGTGACCCTGCGGCTTGGTATCACATTGTTATTTCTGTTGACACAACACAAGCAACTGCATCAAATAGAGTGTTAATTTATGTAAATGGTGTGCAGGTTACTGCATTTTCATCTGCATCTTATATGACGCAAAATTTAGATACGCAGGTTAATGCTGCTGTTGTGCATGATATTGGAAAAGATAATGGCGGTTCTTCATACTTCGACGGCTACTTAACCGAAATCAACTTCATTGACGGTCAAGCCCTGACACCAAACAGTTTTGGAACATTCAACTCATACGGAGTATGGCAACCCATAACCTATGGTGGTTCGTATGGTACTAACGGCTTCTATTTGCCTTTCACCAACAATGCCAGCACAACCACACTGGGGTATGACTTCAGTCCAAATGGAAACAACTGGACAACCAACAACATCTCGTTGACCGCTGGCGCAACCTACGACAGCATGACCGATGTACCTACATTGACAAGTGCGACAGCGGCAAACTACTGTGTTGTTAATCCTCTTGATAACGCACTCGGTGCATCCATTACAAATGGTAACTTGCAAGTCACTTCTTCTG